TCCCACTAACCAAAAAAACCTTGTGTTCTCCTGCCGTTATCGTGTTGCCGTACATAGGCAAGACAAACCGATGTTTTACACCGATTTCTAACGGATATGGATTTCTCTCCCCAAAATATTGCGTATTCTGTGGATTGGTCATATCTTGCAACTCTTCAAGAGTCTTGTAGAACCGAACAGGGCTGTGATACCAGAATAATTGCATTTACTTTAATTTGCTCAAAGTTACGATATTATATTTATTTAGACTAAATAAAAATAAGATAAAAAAGCAATGAAATATAGGTGTTTATTCCTAACTTTTTGTTATCTTGCATTGAAATAAAAAACCAATTAAAAATGAATAGAATATTTACCTTATTTATCGCTGTATTCAGCGTGTTTTCAATCATTTCATGCAGTAGAAATTCTGACACAGAAGAAGTAGAAGTCATCAAAAACTATATTCCTGAACAACATGTAGGAACTTATGATGTTCACTATGTTTCAGAGTCAGGGCAAAAATCTGCCGTTCCTGTTGACACATATTACATCACAATTAGAAGGGATAATGTATTTACTTGGAAAACACAAAAAGGAACATTCACTGAAACGGCTACAGGCTCAACAGAGGGTGGATACCCATTTGTTTTTAGCAATAAAAGCACTAGAGTAGATTTAAGACCAATAGTATATAGAGGCAGTGACTACATAGAAATATGGATAGAAGACAAAAAAGGATTAGGCAGAGGAGGAGTTTACTACTGCACTAAAAGAAGATAAAAAAAACAAAACACCTTTAATTAGGTGTTTTTTTGTTCCCATAAGCAGGGATGCTCGGAGGTTAGATACCATTCTAATTCTCCTTTTTCGTTATAAAAGCCTCGCTCTTTGGCTATATCATTAGGGTTTTTGCCCTTTGGCACATAAGCCACCACAAGACCTTTATCATCAAAGATATGATAGATAAACATACGCCCATCTTCATTAAACTCTCGGAGCATAGCGCATTCGCTCTTGGTTATCGGTTTGCTGCAATTACACGCCATTGTTTATAATATCTAATATCTTTTTCCTTATTTCGGGCTTGTTGTCCAGCTGAAACTGATAGCCTTGCTCCTCGGTTACCCCCAAGTGCCTTTTTCCAAGTTTACTATGCAACCACTCAGCTTTTTCATTCTGCAAATCATTCTTGAAGAAGATAACAGCAGGATGAATAATAACATCCACAAAACTCTGGTATTGTCCAGTCACTCGCAAATCCCAAAAACCCCTATTATTTGGGTTAATAGAGGTTTTGAAGTTTGCATATTCAGGGTCTTTATAGGAGGGCATATCATTGCCCTCACTATCTTTCCCCTGCATAAGGTTTTCCTTATTTAGATTTATCAGATCCTTTTTCCTTTTTTCCATCGCCGTCTTCATTATCTCTGGCAACATTCTCTTTGCTGCCTGAATACGTTTCAGCAATGTTATCGGATTGATTAGTTTCCCGCTCATTTCTAAATAAAGGTTTTAAATATCTCTCTACATCTTCCTCGTTAAGAGTAGGGTATGTCCCCAAGATGTATTCCTTGGCTTCTTTCTTACTTTTGAAATTTTCCATGTTTCCAAAAGTATAAGCCCCAATTTTCAGTTCCATTATACTACGGATTTAAGTTCACTTTCCCCTGTGTAGTAGTTCGTGTCAAGGCTGATTACTCTCAATCCATTATCGGAAGTAATGAATCTCACTTTCTTACCAGTGGCAAGAGCCGAGTGAGTAAGAGTGTATTCCTGCGCTGATGCATCGTAAGCAACATTCGTGATGTTACCAATCACTCCATCTTCCTCTATCTTCCATTTCGCAGCATCCGTAAGCCCTGTTACATTAGCATTTGAAAACGCTTCTGTTACTTTTACTTTGGTAGTTGTCGCTGTGTTTGTAAGTACCCCAGTAGATACTGCCAATTTGATGATTGGGTTAATCTCATTGAAAGAAAACTCATCACTTTCAAACACATTTTCAGACTTTTGCCAATAAATCATAGCATCAGGTAAGATGTCCACTTCCAAAGTAGAACCTGATACTTCCGAAGTAGTTTTTAACTTCTTAACTCCTACGAACAATTTACAAGCAAAGCCCATAAGCTTACCATTTGCTTTAATCGCAAAAAGTGCTGAACCATCTTCAAAGATTGGCACAAAGCTGTAATTGTCGCTGTTGTCCAATTTTGCCAATTCGTTTTGGAACGAAGAACCTTTATCAAAGGTAAATCTGTATCCTTTTGTCCCAGGGATTGAACGGCTTCTTTCCTTTCTTACAGATGTGTTGTAATCTGCCTCTTGGTCGTTATCTTCCACATTGAAGAATGATATCTTACCAATGAATTTATCTTCTTGGATAATCTTATCCAATGCTGTCTTGTTGAAAGTCGCAGGGTCTATTTCCACTCTTCTGTCAAGAAGTGCAAACCCTGTAACCAATTTCTCTCCACAAAATGCACCTCCAAGTCGTGCTATCATCTCTGCTGAACCGCAGAAGCTTTGTTTTAACATAAGTTTTTAAATTTTAAATGGTTTAACATTTACGCATTCATTGTCTATATTCAGACTGATATCCAGCACTATCGCATCCCATATGTCAGGCGTAGTGGTCGTTTGGCTTCCTCTCTTGTTGCCGTAGTTCCTCTCTCTACTTGCTAATTCTGATATATCATTGAAAGGCAGTGACACAAACGAATAGTTATCCTCCTCAAAAGATACTCCATTAGTCTTTCTTATCTTATCCAAGAAAGAGCCTAATAAAGGCAGTAGCACTTCCTTAAAGGTAGATTTAAACCTGTCCTTGTAAAAGGCGTGTTCCGAACCTAATGTAATGAAGAAAAACCTCATACCTTTGAGTTTGGTCTTTTGTCCTTTTACATCGTGAATTACGCTGTATCCTGTTTGCAGCCAAATGACAGGGTATTTTTGTTTCTTGCTTTGGAGTAATTTCCAAAGCTCAAACAAGTCAGCTTCGCCATAGTTTGCTGTGTATTCTTTGCCCTTGAAACTCACTTTAAAGGCATCCTCAAAAAGGCTATACAGCAATAGATTATGGTTTATCATCATAGCCCAAATTCATTTGTTATTTCTCCACCGAATTTCAGATAATTAGCATCAAATAGAGGATAGTCCTCTACATTATCCAAAAGATACCTCACAAGCGAAACATAGCCACTTGTAGGCTTAAAACCGCGGTAGTCTATCCCTCTGCCTAAATTCCAATAAGGGTTTCCTTCCAATGTCAATCCGCTTCTATCACTCCTTACTTCTCCGTATAACTGATAAATGAAATCGTTATATATCCTCGCCATTTTAGGAGAGATGCTTACCGCGGTGCCTACTTTTGTATCTATCATCGTTTGCCCGAACATTGTCGTTTGGGTTACATTGTGCATATTATAGACTACATAGACTATATATGCCAGTAGTGACTCCTTTTTGGTTTCTTGGATTAAACCTTTCCAAACCAAAGTTTCCTCCCTGCCGTTAGTCTCACTGGTGTAAGTCTTGCCGTATAGCAAGTCCTTATAATTTTGTGGCAGATTGGTAGAGTCCTCCTGATATTTAGTCTTGAAATCAAGCCACATTTTGACACCAAAACTGAAAGACAAAACTTCTTCCTCCACTTGGTCAATCAATTCATCTAAACTTACAGCAGTAGTGTTTTCATCAGGATTTGGCTCATTCAGATTGGGAATAAGCAAATCGCCTTTAAAATATGTTTTGTCTATCAGCATTTAGTATCTATTTTTCAGCTTGTTCTGTGTCTTTACTTTCTTCTACATTTGCAGGTTTTTTACCTTTACTTTCTTTGTCTGTTGGCTCAAAAAGTTCAGCTTCTAAACCAGCCTGTATTACAGTCTCATCCAAGATGTCTAAAACTGCACCTTTCTTATGGTCGCCCCATTCTCTTAACAATTTTACTTCCATATCTGTCTATGCTTTTGTAATTGCTGTTTTGATAGTCGCAATATCATCGTAGATGAACGCTTTCTCATCAAGTTTCTTAACGAATGCGTGGAATCTTGATTCTCCCAAGATTACGAATTGGTTCTTGATGAAGTCATCGTTTATCCAACCGATTCTCACTGTGTAAGAAAGGTAGTCCGTGATGTTATACTTGCTAAGGTCTCCCACGAAGATTTTACCTTGTGGAATAGACTCATCAGACTTGATAACCATTCCACCGATTACCACTGTGTTGAATAGTGATGCTGTTGGATACAATGGTCTTCCCTCGTTGTCTTTTGCCGCTACTAATTCCAAGTAGAAATCCACTGGATTCACAAGCACCAAGTTTGCCATGTATGGAGTTTCATCCTCAAAATTGTGAGTAGTAGCGATGTCCGTTACTGCTGCATTCACTACATCCATAAAGTTAGGTTTTGTAACTTTTATTGACATAGGACCAGCTACAAACGCACGACCATATTTTGTTGCTCCTTTTGGATTTTCCCCAGCACCATCACCGAACAAGATAGCCTTGTTTTTGAATAGGTCGTGTTTCTTCTTCAAGTAGTCTTTTGCTACTCCTTCCAATCCTTTGATGTCATAAACAGACTCTTCTGTTAAGTGCATCCAAGCAGCGATTTTCTTTGGCTTCGCAAATTCTGTTGATACTTTGAAGTCAATCTGTGGTTTTTTGTTACCTTCTGCCACAAACTCAAAGTTTCCATCTTTTGGAACTACCTCTGTATAAGCATATACAGGCTGTGAAGTAGGCAATACAGACACGAAGTTCTCAATGTCCATTCCACGAAGATTAACATTAGAAACAGGTGCGATTTGTGTTCCCAAGATGTTAGGAGTTGTTCCCAATGTTACAGCACCAGTAGTGATTGGCGCAGCTTGCTTGAACTCAATCTCCACCACACCTGATTTAGACTCATAAGCCTTTTTGATAGCATCGTGATTTTTCTTTATTGCTTCCAAGAAGACATCCACTGTAAGGCCTCCTTGTGTAGCCTTGATTTCTTCTACGATATTCAGCACATTGTCAATAGACTGCTGTGTTTCTCTCTCTTTTTCAGAGATAACATTTTTAATCCCAGTTTTTAGGGTTTCCAATTCTTCTTCTCTTTGGCTTTTTTCAAAAGCCTCTTTGTCAGCGAAATACTTTTCTTTTTCCTCGTCCGACATCTTCGCAATCTCTGTTAAAGATTTCTTTTTAAAATTCATCTTGTAAATTTTTAAAGGGTTACTAAATAATTTTCAATCACACTTTTAGGAGTGGAATTATCCGAGTCCTCTTTTGCAGTAGAAGTGTCAGCGACGGGTTCTACAAATATCGTTGGAGTGGCGAAGTTGCTGCCTTTGACCACAGCACTTCCCTCTATTATCTTTTGTTCTGTTACAGCCCAGAAATAACCATATTCATCTACATCTTCCTTGTTTACAATATCATTGTAATACTTATCCCAAACGGCTTTTTCCTCTGCATCCCATTCAGCAGCTGAATTGATAGCGAGTTCCAGCTGAATATAGCGAAGCCCTGCCGAATGTTCCTTTACATAGCCTTTGGCATACTGCTCAAACATGTAAGGATTTCTTTCCTTTTTCAGGGTAGCATAGAACACCAAGCATTCTGTTTCTCCAAGGTAGTTAAAGCCCAAGTCTTTCCAGTTGAATTTCTCTACTCTCACTTCTACTTCATCACTGATGATGTTCTCAAAATTCATCTTGTGTTCTTTCAGCAGGTAGATATTCTTGGAGTTTTTGGCTGTTCTGTTCCAGCTTCCGTTGATGGAAACATCGCCGTGGGAATCATAGATATTGGTAGAGTTGATAACAGCCTTTACCCTGATGGTATTTACATCATCAGGCGTTGTTCCTGCTGTTTTAATTGCTTCGCCCTTTTCATTTATGGCAAAAGAAAACGCAAAAGGGTCTGACAACTTTGTCGCCATTTTCTTCTGTGAAATAAGGAAGTTCTTATTCTCTTTCAGGAACTTGAACATATCCTCTTTTGTTTCGAATGTTCTGTTAGGAATCTCTTTTGCTCTTATCATCATTTCTTCACGATTTGTTTTTTCTCTAAAATCTTTTGTTTCTCTTTCAGACTCTGCACCAATTTAGGATTGGTTTTAGAGTCTTTCAGTTTTTCGTTTATCTTTTGTGTGTTTTTATCCATTACTGATTGTTTATAAAATCCTCAAAACCTCTTTCTTTGACAAACTGCTCAAAGTCAGTGCTTACGCCTAATTCCTGCGCTTTTTCAAACGCTCCTAAAAGCGATACCAACGCTTCTGCTTTAAATTTAAAGCCCTCGTTTTTAAGTTTGGTTTTTATGGCGATTACACTCGGTAGGTGGTCGTATGTTCCAATTAGCCTTGTTCCTCGCTCTTTGAAGTATTTAGGCGACTTGTTCGTAAGTTCTTGAAGCCAGTTGTCTGTGATAGTCTTTACATTCCCTAAAATGAATTTAGCCTCTGCAAACTGCTGATTTTCGTAAGTACTTCCGCCGAAAAAGTCTTTTGGAATCAGGTATCTGTTTCGTATGTTTTCCTTGGCATTCTCCTGCATTTCTATGGTTTGCAGTTTCTTATTGTCCCTTGTAAGGTCTAACCTTTCCAAGGTTTCATTTGTAGCGATAACATCGCCAGCCTTTCCCATTCCTGCACCATATCTTCCTCTTCCGTTGAGTTTCGCTTCTATGTCGTTCTTTTGGTCGCCACTCAATGGCGCAATCCCTGTCCCTGTTGCCTTTCTGCTGATGATAGTATTCACAGGATTAGAGGTAAGGAAACACATCATATCCTCGCTATTTAGGATTGTCTGAATAGAGTAGAGAATAGAAGAAATCCTTGAAATAGGATTAAAAAACATATTCTTTGAGCCTCCCTCTCGGTAGTTTTTCCTTGCTATGGTATCATAGAAGAACGCCAACTCGTGCAGTTCTCTTGTTCTCTGTTGTCCATTAGCAAGAGTTTCTATCACTTTTAAAGTCTTTATTTTGTCCCTTGTAAGCGTATAAGGGTCTTTTATTTCAGGGAATTTAATATTATTGAACTCCAAGTTATAAAGCGAAGGGCTCGCCCTTAAATTGCCGTTCTTAAAGAAGTTGCCGTACTGGATAGACATTCCAGTAGTGAGCAGATTGATCACCATTTCCTTGATGAAATCGGTCTGATTTTGAAACTCATTCGGCTCGTTGAGGAATTTCAGATACTCGGAATTATCCACTGCCTCGCCTTTGTCATCCACTTCTTGGATTCTCACTTGTGAAGCGAAGTCTGCATATAGATTGATGCAGTCCGAAAGGAAAGTGCCATCTATGTAGTAAGCCTTATAGTCTTCCTTTGGCGAAAAGTAAGTTTTCCCTATACCCAAGAACGATAACACGCCCATACGCTCGGTTTCGTAGTTATAGGAGTGCGTTCCGTTGCTCAGCCTTGCATAGATAGGTGCAACGCTACTGCCCATAAATGCAGACTTAAAAGCCGATATTCCGTTGTCTATTCTCGTTAAAATTCCCACAGCAACATTCTTTTGACAAATATAATATATTATTCTTATTTAGACTAAATAAAAATAAGTAAATTTGTGAGAATAATAAAAACACAAATGAAACTCTACAAAGATTCCAAGGAACTGCCACTATTCAATTATGAAAGAATCATAGAAACAGGCGATTACAACTATATGATAAAAGGATATGATGGCGAGGAGCTGGAAGAAGATAAAGAGCAACAGGAGGTGCTGAAAAGCAAGTTTAACGACATCATCCGAGAGTATAGCATATCTATCAACGCTAAGACCAACGACCTGCTGATGTTGGGAAGTGCAGAGATTGCGAAGATTAACTTTATCAAATTCACCACACTGCTGGCAATCGTGGAAATGAAAGAAAGGCAGAATGCTTTAAGGCAGGAACTGGGACTGCCTGAACACTGGGAGGATATGAAAGAAGCCCTCGCACAAATTAAAATCCGTAAGAGCGACAACCTGCAAGAGCAAAAGAAATACATAGAGGAAAGAATAGCAATGTGGCAGACCAACCTTGATAAGGCAATGCAGAACATTGAAAACAACAAGAAAGAAGCACAGGACAAAGAAGCGACCAATATCAACGATGCCATTGTGAGCATTGAGATGATTTTAGAGCGAACGATAGACCTTAATAAGACCAGCCTTTACCGATTTGGTAAGATGCAGGAAATGGCAATAAAGAAAGTAGAATTATATAACAAAAAATAAAACCTTATGAGTGATAAATTAGCCGTAATCCAATCACAGGAAACATTAGAAGAATTAGGAAAATTGGAGACAGGGGTGACTAAATTGATTGAGTCTTTCAGCAAACTAAACACCGCCGTAGACCAAACCAACACCAAGCTGAACAGAGGAACGCCCAAAGAGACCATTGAGGGAATTAAAGACTTGGATGGCTATTCCAAAGAGTATATGCGAACGCTCAAAGATATGGCGACCATAGAGCAGAAGACACAGCAGATAAGACTAACCAATGCAAGAATAACCACCGAACAAGCACGAACAGCAAAGGAATTGGCTAATCAGCAGAATGCCGAAGCACGAGCGAAGAAGCAAACCTTATCGTTGCAGGAGAAACAGAATAAAATCCTATCCGAAAGCCAAAGCCACTACAAGAGATTTGCAAGGGAGGTTTTAGATGCCAAGAACAAAGCGAAAGATTTGGCAGCGCAAATGCAGTTATTAGAGCATGATTTTAAAAATGGCAAAATCGGTGCTTCTGCCTATGAGAAGCAACTATCTAAACTATCCAAAGAATTTACAGAGGCAAAACTCAAAGCCGTAGGATTAGACTCAGCGCTGAAAAAGATAGACAAAAGCGTAGGCGATAATCAGCGAAATGTCGGAAACTACCAGTCAGCACTCAACGGAATGGGTAGTGGATTTGGTGGAATGATGAGTCGTGCTGGTTCTATCGCTGGGGGTATCATTATGGCAGATGGCGCAAGAATGCTTGGAGACATTGCTACTCAATCTTATGAGACCATTCAGAAACTCAACGCTGTGAATTATGCAATGAAAGAAGTCTTCCAAACAGAGGAAGAAGTAGGTTATCAAAAGGAGTTTCTTTCAAGTGCTGCCGAAAAATACGGATTGGAACTTATCAGCCTTACGGACTCCTACACCAAGTTCAGCGCAGCAGCGAAAAACACCAGTTTGGAGGGCGAAAAGGCTATGGAAGTGTTCGAAGCCTTTGCTGGTGCTGGTGCTAAAATGGGTCTTCCTGCTGAACAGATAGAGGGCATCTACACAGCCTTGGAGCAAATGGTATCCAAAGGGAATATCCAAGCAGAGGAATTGAGAGGGCAATTAGGGGAAAGGCTCCCTGGGGCGATGAAGATATTCGCAAAAGCCATGGGCATAACAGAATCCGAATTGGATGATATGCTGAAAAAGGGACAAGTGGTTTCGCGTGAAGTTCTTCCAAAGGTAGCCGAAGAGTTAAAAAATATGTATGGATTGGACACTCTTGACAGGATAGAAACCCTCGCTGGTGCACAGAACAGGCTTAAAAACCAATGGACAGAGTTTTTAAGCACACTCGCTACTAATAAAGATTTTATTGGTGCTATTGCTGATGTTTTAGAAATTGCCAGAGGTCTATTGGAAGAGTTTCTCGATTTAGCTATTACAGGAGGAGCAGATGGTGTGAGTGTAATGGGCGAGCTTAAAGATGTCTTTGAAGCCGTGGGCGATGTGATTAACGCGCTTACAGGTAATCTATTTGACAACGGCAAAGGCTGGGATTTGGTTAATCTTGTGGTTAATCAGGTTAAAACCAACCTTGTGGCAATCAGCACTGTTATCAAACTTGTTATCAAGGGTATAGAGTATTTTGTAAAGTCTATCAAAGATGCCATATTCGGAACAGAGGATGCTGTCAAGATGCTGGGAGATTTTGGCTCTATCATTGACAGCACGAAAGAGAAATTATCAAGCCTGAACAAAGAAAATACTGCGATACTTTCAGGCGATGAAAAGGCACTACAAAACCTTAAAAACCAAAAGAAATTAGAAAACGAACTTCTTGAAGCAAGACAAAAAGGGCGCAAATACTTTATTCACAATAACTTTTGGAGAGAAACGGCTGCGAACGGAAAATTTACAGGTAAAAGAGCTAATGAATACATCTATAAAGACGGAGAACTTGTTCCAAGAAGCAGTGTGAAAGTAGTAGACCCACCAAAGGCAGGAAATGACAAAGCGAAGAAAAAGAAAAAGACACCAAAAGGCAGGGTAAAGAAAGAGAAAACACAGGAGCAGTTAGACAAAGAAGCATTTGACAAGGCTCGTAAAGACTTGGATTTTGAACACAACGAACTATTAGAAAAGTTCCGAAGACAACGAGTAGAGGCTCAAAACGAACTTACAGGTTATGACCTTTTGGTAAAGGAAATAGAAATAGATGGGCTGGTTATCAAAGAAAAGGATACATACTACACCAAATTACTTGACCTTGCCAAGAAATACAAACAGGAGCAGAGGGAGATAGAGTCGCAGAAATCCAAAGACCTATTCGATGAAAACGAAAGTCAGCAGGACAAGATGAGGCAACTCAACCAAGCCTTATTGGAGAAAAACCAAAAGGAAATAGAGTATATCAAACTTCTTGGTCAAGAAACTGCCGAATATAAGAAGCAGATGATAATGAACGACAAGAATATATCCTACAAGGATAAGCAGTATTTCTTGGAGTTATTAGAATACGACACCACCATAGCAGTCAATAAGAGAGAGAAAGAGAAATTACAACTACTAAAAGAGCAGTTGGAAGCAAAAAGAGCAATTCTACAAGAGCAAGGCAAAGACCTTAACGAGGATGAAAAAGTCCAACTTGCACAGACAGACTTGCAGATAACACAGCTGGATACTTCCATAATGGAAAACGAGAAGAACAAAGCCAATAAGATGTCTCTGCGTATCGTGGAGGGATTAGAACCGCTCAAAAACTTGGTAGAGCAGAACTTGGCAGACTTGGGATTAGATGCCGTGAGTAAGCAGTTTTCTGACCTATACAGCAAGATATTACAGCAAGGCAAGGACTTCTCTATGTCTTTCGCTGACTATATGAATATGGCTACTGCGCTAATCAGTGACTTTGCAGGGAAAGCAATAACATCAGGCAAGGAGCGAACGATTGCTGAACTTGATGAGGAATTGGAACGCTCGAAGACCATAACAGACACGGAACTCGGTTTCATTGACAAAAGACTTGATGCGCTTAATGGACTTTCTGAACTTACCGAGGAACAAATCGCCGAGCGTAACGCCTTGGAAGATGAAGCCATGGTAATCAAGGAACAGCAGATGCAAAAAGAGAAACTAATACAGGCACAAAAGGCAAGAGCCGAACAAAAGGCACAAGCACAACAGGCGCTGATGAACGGAGCATTAGGTGCAACACAGTCTATCGCTCAATTAGGTGTTCCTTTTGGTCTCGTTCCTGCTGGAATTGCTCTTGCATTCGGTGCGTTACAGGCTGGTTTGATTATGAGTAGAAACCCAGTGCCTCAATACTTTGTCGGAACGAAAAACGCACCACAAGGCTGGGCGTGGACAGATGAGCGAGGAGCCGAAATCCATACCGACAAACACGGAAACATTAAGGACTTGGGAAGTGACAAAGGTGCAAGGCTGAAATTCTTGGAGCAGGGAGACCGAATTTACACGGCTTCAGAAACTCGCAAAATATTAGAAAACATCAAGACACCTGCACTGGATGAGGTTCTGTTGTCTAACGGCATCGTTAAAAATATCCAATTGCCGATGAACATCAACACGCCAGCAATAGACTATGATAAGTTAGCGACTAAAATAGGCGAACAGCAAGACCGAGTGATGAAGAAGTATGATAAGACCAGTGTATTTGAGCTGAACGGCTTCATATATACCCAAAAAGGCGGGCAAATACCAGTGGCAGTAAGTAGAGTAAAGAAAAACAAAAACATCGTTAAAATAAAGGGAAATGAAAGGGATTAAGAATATACAATACCAAAGTGGAGTAGGGCAGGTTTTCCGATTGGAAGTACTCACAGGGAAATACGAGGGTATCCACGAGATACAAGAACCTGATGGTTTTGACTCCTTGGATATCAGCATCGATGTAAATGAGGAATACTACAACATTGATAACTTTATCCTTGGCGAAACTTCCAAGATAAAGATATTAGAATACAACGACAAACGCACCTTTGACATCATCAAGGGTGTGTATGATGAACAGGGAGGAGATGGACAGATTATATTCAGGTGGTATGTTGTCCATAATGGTGTGGAGAAAGACATCTTGGGCGCTGGCTTTGAAATTAACCTTAATAAGTATCAGCTGAACTACGAAAACAGCCAACGAGTGATAGAGTGCGAAATCAAGAAGAGGGAAGCGCAAAACAAGTTCTACACTCGTGAGGACACCACGATAAACCTATTCGCTAAAAAAAATTTAGATGAAAACCAAATAGAACCGATAGGAAGCCGTGAGATTGTTTTAAAAGCAGAGGAAGAAAAGATAGAAACCTCTTGGTGGATGAAGGAATATTCAAAAGACGAAGACTGGTTTACTTTTACAGAATGGATGAAGAGTTATCATTCCGTTCAAAGATTGGTTAAGTACCATATGCCTAAAAGACCATTTCCTATATTTTATCCCTCAACAGAAACAAGACAGATTGGACAATACTACAATGTATATGGAGGGTATTTTGAGTTTGCATTGGGTACCGCCCAAAAAAACCGACATCTTAACTCTATGTATAATGTTGTTTATGGCGAATATGGAGTGCCTTTGCTTACTACTAATTCAAATCTCGCAAATGTAACTTTATCTATTTCAAACATTCGGTTTAAAGCAAGGCAGGTGTGGGATTATGATATTCATCGTGATTTTGCTGCAAGTCCAGGAGGAACTTTAGAGGTAAAAAAAGCAGTTCCTTTAACTTTTCATTTGATAGCAGAAATAGAATACGGAGGAGGTGGAATAAACCAAAGACACATTCAGCACATTGCATCATCCGAGCCATTGGAAGGAACAGACTTTGGGCATATACAATTCAATAATAAAGAGTTTGACCTTGGCGATATTCCAGCAGGAAGCAAGGTTTGGGTATATCTGCACTTTCCAAATGGCATAGAATGGAGTCAATTTTATTTTGATGAAACTCGTGGCTCTATTACCATATCTTCCAGTATTGATAAACTCGGCAGGAAGTCCAAGGTGGTAAGCCTTTTTGATGCTATTGACAAAGTGGCGGAAAATTATTCCGATGGAAAGATTAGGCTGGTTTCTAATATCCTCTCGGAGGGAGGAAAATACGCCAATCAATATGTAGCAACAGGGGCTTTTCTTCGTGGTGTGGCGAATATCTTTTTAGGAGAAAACAAAATCAACACCTCGTTTAAGTCGCTATTCTATGAGGGTGCTGCGCCACTATTAGCCCTTGGCTTTGATGTTATAGAGAATAAACTTATTGTAGAGGATATAGACTACTTCTTCAAAGATGTTCAGGCTTACGACCTGACAAACAAAGCCTTTATTCAAGAGAATTTGACCATAGAAAACGACAAGGATATAAGCTACAACAACCTGATATTCGGCACAAAGAAATATTCTACCAAGAAGAAAGGGGATATTTTCAACTTCAACACGAAAATGGAATGTTCCACGCCGATAAAGTCGGTTAAGAAGAAACTTGATAAGACCACGGGCTTTATCATCGATGAGTATAAAATCCAAGATTTGCTGGATGATACCAACGACAACACCAACGACAACGATGATGATTTGGTATTGATAGATACCATTACAGGAAGTTATGTAGATACAGGTTCTTTCCCTGATGTTGTCCACTCGGATGCTGGGGGAGTGCTTACCCTTACAGCTTCAAAGTCGCCTTGGGATACCCTACCTTTCAAAGTAGGGGATAAAATCAAAATCGTAGAGGGGCTGAATGTTGGGGAATACACTATCCTTGCTATTAAGTCCCACACGCTGACTCTTGACAAGCGAACAGGGATAGAACAGGGAACAATTCTTACCAAGATAGAGCATACCCTGACCGATGTAATCAAGAACAGGAATGCCACAGCAACAGATGGTTTTATTTCAGCTGAGGGAGTGAAAAACAAACGAACAGCCGTAAATCTGTATCACAATCCGAAATACCATATGAAAAGGTGGTTTCCTCTCTTTGGTGGTGGACTATCCAAGAAGACCAACAGTGAGAATATCATTGTAACGAATTACAAGAACAACGGCAAGATAGAGGTAGAGCCTGACACGGATAAAATCCCACATCTGCCAAAAGAGAAAGATGTTTTAAATGAAAATATCAACCTTGAAAGGTTAAGGAGGTCCAGCCGTGTGCTGTTCGGAACGGAAAACATAGAGGTAACGCTCACAAATGTATCTTTTGAGGAGTTTTACAATCTTTACAATCGCTGGCGAATAGGCGAAGATATCTACACTGGCGAGAAGATACCAAGCAGAGGGTATATAGATGTTTATATTGGTGGCGAAACTTACAGCATCTATCCTTTTGGAACGGAAGCCCTGCAATACGACAAAGGCGCCAATGAATTAACCATAAAAGGGAAAATCAAAAACTCTAAATGGGGAAGAAAGATATTCGATAAGACATTCGACGACACCTTTGAATAACAAAAAGCCCTGCCGATTGTGGCAGGGTTTCTTAGCTAAATATAATATTTACATTGTCAATTTAAAATATTATAATTTGAAAGCTAATAACTCTTCCCCTAATTCATGCAGGGCATTTTCTATTTTTAATTTAGTTGTTTCTCTTGGTTCTCTTTTTCCCATAATATAATGGTGAAGTTGTTTTTGATTGATGCCTGTAATTCTTTCTAACGCTGACATTGTGAAAATATTGCTATAATATCTTAAAAAGCTTTTGGTGTCATATTTATAAATAAAATTATATTCTTTATCTTCAATATTTCCCAATTCTTTCTGAATTTCTATACAATCCAAAATACTTTGCTTTACTTCTTTTATTGTCGCTCCTGCTGCTGATACTCCTTCAAGGTCTTCAGCATAGGCGTCAATAAAATCTTTTGATGCTTCTACTCTAATTGTTGCCATTTTATTTTATATTTAATTGTTGTCATTTTCTTTTTAAAAAATGGAGCCTTATTCAAGCCCCATTTCTTTTATAATTTTTTTTCGGAGCGATTCACCTATTTCTTTGCTTCCATGAAACGGAACAGGATAGGTTGCTTCCTCTTTTTGGTAGATATAGTGACTTCCTTTTGCTCTTTCAAAAACCCAGCCGCTTCTTTTAATCCACCGATGCAATTCAGAATATTTCATTGTATATAATATTTTAAATCGGCGATGCAAAGATAACTATTTGGTTATCATTTTGCAAATATTTCTGCAAATTTTTTCAAAAAATTTTCCCTTAACTTAAAACATAATCCCAAGGTATTCCTTTATCCCCCAAATACAATACTCGGTGGCGTTCATGTAGTGGTCGTTCTTTTTAATAGGTTTTTCAGTAGGTTGTCCGTTGATAAATTCATATTCGTAATTCTGATATTCATTATCAAAATCGCCATCATCTACATAGTATATTCGTGCATTGTTGATAAAATCAAACCTTGCCTTGTAACTTGGTTTTGAGGTCGGCACAGCATTGATTGCGTAGAGTGTTCGCAAATCATTGGTTAGACTTATCTCGCTCCCTGGTTCCCTATCGGCACTATCTGCCCAAACAAAGGTTACATCACCAATAGGAACACCTGCATATTTAAGGTGTTCGCCAAGCGGTCCCTCCATTTGGCTCATAGGTTTGTAAAGCAGTGGTCTAATGTAGAAAGATTTGTCGCCATCATACATCACTTCCACGCAAGCTGTAGGATTAGCAAAACCATAGTCTAAACCATAATACTTTCGGTAGCCGTGCTTTGCGACTTCATTATACTGATTGAGACTTATTACTTTCCAATTTTTGTAAATCTTATTCGGTTTCTCGGACTTTTGCCCAAGACCATAGACAAGCCAGTGATATTCGGAAGTAGAGCCTACATCTTCATTATATCTGCACCTTTTTAATTCTTTGATTTGCTTTGCCGTTAAATTTAATGGATTAGCCTCTAAATCATAGGTTTTAGCACTGTTTTCGTTGAGTAACTTGGAAGTCACAGCATCACAGTATTTCACGGGCTGATAGGAAAGTATCTGCATTCGTTGTTCGGGTAAAATAAAAGGATTGTCCTTGAATGTAGAGTAACTCACATAGGTGGTCTCTTTTAGCTTCTCCCTTTCTATCCAGTGGTTTTGTTTCGGATTCCAGTCAAAGATAATAACCTTGGAACGTTGGGCAAGTTGCCGATATACCTCTTCCGAGAAGTTATAAGGTTCATTTATCCAGCACAAGGTCTGTGTCATCCCCATTGCATCATCTTCATCATCCAATCCTGTAAATCGCAAGATGTTGCCATTATTCCTGAAAGTCCAAGTGTGATTGGTCTTGTTCTCTATAAGATATTGTGCGAGGTTTTCCTCTTCAAGATAAGCGTCCAACTCTTTAATGGTTATTTCGCCTCGTTCAAATTGCTTTTTTCTTACCTGTGGGTCTTTCAGCCACTCCTTCCAGTCTTGTTCTACAATATCCCTACAACTCTTCTGCGTATCCCTTAAAACTGTTGCCGAGGAAATAGGATTGTTCGCAAGAAAATTATACAGCACTTGGAAGTTACTCCAAGTCTTGGAACTCCTCGAACTTCCCTCCTCAATGATAAGTTTATATTTGTGCTGCCAAGTGTTGCCGTTGGATATCTTTTCGTTTAAAGCGCCCCAAACTTCGGCAAACACCTTTGATGCTTTGAATTTTATCTTTTTGTCCATACTTTTTTTAATTAAAAAGCCCCACATTTCTGCGAGGCGATTAAAACTTAAAATTAATAAAATGAAAAATCACAAAAAACTTAATCTTCATCCTCTGGTAGGATTATTTCTACTTGGATAGATGATGGTATATTGTTTATTTTGTCTCCTCCTGTTGTAAGGTCTTTCTTGTCTGTTAATCCCAAATCCCTTGCTATGATATTAGCATTAAAGAATCCCGTAACCGCTCCCTCAAACTTTTGACAATAGATGGTTTCCTCTATGCGTGTAATGACTTCGGAATAATTTTTATCTGGTTTTTCCTTCAAGGCATCTTTGAGGTCGTTAAAATACTTGGTATTAACGCCTAAATAAAGGCACAATCCATGTAGCGTATAGGGTCTTGCTGTTGGTATCTCTACGAGAGTTCCTGCTAATGCACCACCTTTGACTACTTCAAATTTTTTGAAAGGGTTATTGTCGCACCATTGAAAATATTCACATGCTGCCTCCCACAAAACTTCGGCAGTGTTGAATTTCTTATCCTTTCCGTGCTTCTTGCGTAACTTCCAAAATTGATTTCCTGTTGGTGCTGGCATTGTGTTTTGTTTTTAATTTTCTTTCAAATGATTGTCTATTATAGTTTTCACCTCTTCAAAGTCGTAGCATACAGCCGTATTCCAATTATTATTGCTCAACATAGTTAAGACTTCTAACTGGTTTTTAGTTGGTCTGTTTGGCTTTATTTTAAGCTCTATCGCCAAGCCTGAATAAGTCTTATTTGGCTGGAATATTAAAATATCAGGCATCCCTGCTCTTACGCCAAGTTTTTTTAACTTTGCACCCTGCCAGACGCTTGTTTTCCTTTCATTAGCGATATGGCAGAACAGCACATTAGGATATTGCAGTCTTAAATAACTGGCTACACTCAACAACAAATTATCTTCCTTATTCATTATCACAAATATACGAATTATTTTTATTTAGAACAAATAAAAATAACAAGTAAAAAATAAATAAGAAAAGCCCTGCGGTTGCAGGGCATGTGGTTAATATATTCTCTCAAAAATTCTTTCAGAAATTTGTTCTTCGTAGTCTTTTACTTCAATCCTCCCAGCGTTGTAATGGCTTGGGTGGTCTACTTTTTCTTCAAATGCTGAATCATTCATAATTTACTTATTTAAATGTTCAAATCTTAATCCCATTGCGTAGGATTGTAAATTTATTTCTGCATGTTGAGGGTTTTTAAGGCTATCAAAACTATCATCCTGCCACTGGAAGATGAGGTTTTTGGGTAAATCGTTGTCTATATCGTAGATTACATCTCTCGTTGTGAATAGATGGTCTCCAAAGCACAAAAGCCCCATTAAATCATCTCCTACGGCAAACTCAAAGAACACCTCGTGTTTTTCTTCAAACAATCTGATATATTCTTTCAGAATATCATCTAATTTATCTCTTAATCGCATGATTTTAAAATTTTTATTTGTTCATCCGTGAGTGGTCTGAATTTATCCCATTTACCTGAATCAGAATCAATGAAATCTGTAAATCCATTATCTACATTTATCCCTTTTAGTTTAGATATATAATATCCATTAAACCGCCTATCCCAAAACACTCCCCACTTACCAATGTACTCCTCATAATTTACAAGTCTTTCTTGGCTGAATCCTTGTAGTGTGTATTCCGTGAAAGAAAGTGTTTTTGTCGCTAAATACTTTGTAAAGTGTTCAAGTTCTTCGCTGGAATCAAACTTTACAACGCAGACAGTGTAATTATCATCTACTTCTTCCCAATTATCGCTGTATAGGTGTACAATTTCCCCCCAGCCTTTGAGATAGTGAAACACTCTATCTCCTTTTTTAAAAATTGTTTCCATCTTTATAAATTTTAATTAACCTTTTTAATAATTCTATTTTTGCTTCTTCATAAGTATTACTGCTAAACATTGTAACTATATCTGTGTTTGCATTTCTAATTTCACAAGAAAATGAAATTTCATCTTCAAAAAAATCTTTTACAAGGATTATACTATGGAACAAACCTTTTTTCCTGAACCAAGCAAATATTTGCTCATAAGATGGAGCAGCAATATCAAATTTATTACTCTTTAATTTTAGAATTTTATGAGCATTTATTGTCATTATTCTAAAATGACTTTTACTTTTAATATCTCTTGATTCTAACCCAAATCTAGGTGCTGGTTTATTATGTTCATAATAAAATAAGCAAAATTCATCAAAACCTAAATCTCTTAATTCTATTGCTATATTTTTAGGAACAAATGTTTTTTCAATATCTAACATAATTTTAATGTTTTACTTTAACTTTTACATCTAAAATATCTGTCATCATTCTCAGGTAATCTATTTTACTAACATAGTATGTACCCTCTGTAAGTATAATTTTAACATAGTCTCCATAATCCACTATACCAAAATTTAATGGGTTACCATTTTTTATTGTAGCTCTTATAATATCTTTCAGATTTTCATCTACTTTTCTCATTCTAACTTTACTCATAATCAATATCTATTTTTAAAATCATTATAAATTGCAGGTAGTAAAAACACTATGGAAATATTTATACCACCTGATAAATAACAATAAAAAGTTCTTGACCCTATATCCCAATTTGCTACATTTAAACTTAGATTATAAATAGAAAATGGAATAAACATTACAATATTTAATATTATAAAATATATTATAATAGTAAAATAGATTGCATTTTTTCTACTAATTTTCATTATAAAAGTGGTTTAGCTATTTCAATTAAATCTTTGAAATTTTCTATGAATTTATCTCTAAGTTCTGGTGTTTTAAAACACAATACTTTTTTTGTTGAATAGTAATTTTCCTTACTAATTCTATCTTTAAAAAACTCAATACAATATTTCATTTCTCCTTTATATTTCCAATCAGGCTTCCACCAATCATTATATCTGTCTCTTAACTGACATAATTGAGCAAGGGCTAAACATGCTTCTGCTTCTGCTCTTGTTGGAAACATGTTTTTATTATTATCACTAATAATATGACTTATAAAAGTTTGTACATTACTACCTGAAGATACATAAAAACCATTCATAATTTTCAATTCTTCCCAACTTTTAGGTAATTCTCTTTCAATTTTTTTGAAAACTATCTTTTCAAAAGTTGAATTTTCTCTATCAATTTCGTAGCCAGCAGGTACTTCTATTTTTAATTCTTTTGTTTTCATAAAATCTTATTTATTTAATTCTGGGTTATCATGAATGTTTCCTATTACTTTTAATATTTGAAATCTTTTATATACATGCCCACCTTCTTCAAAAGAAAAATCTTTAAATTCTTTTTCATTTTCTATATTCCAATATTCTTGAGGTTCACAAGTACAACTATCTATATATCTATTACCCAAATCATCATACTCTATAATAGGTATATGTAGTTCATGATTTGGAGGGATACATTTAATTCTTGTACCAAAAGGTGTCATTTCAACTTTACCTATTAATTCTATTTCTTCTAAATCATTTAGTTCATCCGTAAAAAATACACTTAAAATATCTCCTTCATAAACTTCATTCCCAAGTTTATCATGTAGCCCTGTAAATTGACCTACTGTTTCAGGAATTACCTCCATAAACCCACCTAAAAGCATTTCTTTGTTTCTTTTCATTTCTTCATCATCAGGAACAGAAGACATACACCATTCGGGCATAATGCACGGTATTCGGTTGTATATGTGGGCTAAATCTCCACAAATCCATTCTTTGGTTTCGGTTCTTTGACCTCTAAATTTTATTACTCTCATAATTGCTGCTTTAATGTTACTATTTAGTAAGTTACTTGTTTGGAAGTCTTATTCTATCCATTCTATTTGATATTCAAAATAATCTGCTCCCTTGTGACAGCTGATTTGTTCAGACAGCCAATCCCACGCCTCTTCAAATCCAATGTTTGGATTGTCATTACTTAAAGTTTTTCCTTCATTGAACAATTCTACCAACTGTTCTCTTATTTGTTTAGTTGCTTCCACATCTTTGAAATTTAAAGTGAAAGCTACTTGTACAGATAGGTTTTTAATCGTTTCCATCTCTTTACTTCTTAAATTTCAAATTCCTGATAAACTCTTCCAGCATATCAAACTGCTTAGCATTGAGTTGAGGCATGATTTTCACGATGTTTTCCATTTTCTTCTCCCATACCTGCCTTACTAAATCATCTTCTTCGTTTTTCACAGCACTTTCATACATGCTGTTATTCATGAATATAACCGCCTTTCTTAAGTCCTCGACAAAGGGATATCCATTTAACATCTTCATTTCTTCCAGCGCATCTACCAACTCAATCTGCAAGGCTACCGTGCAGTAGAATTGCGACATGATGGATTTTAATTTCACATGCTCCTCAATGGTAAGGCTTTCAATTCTTCTTGTTCTTACTTTCTTTTCGTATTTGGCTTCTTTTTTCAAGAGCTTTTTATGGTATTCTGTAAGGTGTATTCCTGCTGTATTCATGCTATTCTATTGTTTTTTAGTGTATGTTCTTTACTTGGTTTATTTTTTATCTCTTTTTTGAATTGCTTGTAAGGGTCTTTCGCTTTGCAACTGCACAGGAACAGCACCAGTGCTATAAGTTTTAGTGTTTTCATATTGCTCTAATTTTTCGGTTAATTCCTCTATTCGGTCTTCCAACATCTTAATATCGCTGCTCCATGCTATAATCACAATGGCGATTGATAAGATTAGGATTAAAACTATTACTATCATTTCTTCTTCCTTTTTTTATAATTGCTTGTTACTTCTTTGAAAATTTCCTCGTTCCATTCGTAAGCTTTTGCAGAACCCAAGATAATCTCATTCACTCGGTTTCGGTATTCCTTATCCAGCCTTGTGAAATAAGAACCCGTTCTTTCCAAAAATTTCTTTCGTAAATCCTTTACTTTAAGGTATCCCTCTGGAACATGGATTTCATTCCCTTTTGGCGTGTGTATGCTGTAATCTTTCGGCTTGTATACTGACTTGTCTATCTGCTCCTTTTTTGCTTTGATTACTTCCTTTTCTCGCTCCCAAGATGGCGAATATCCCATCGGAACAACTTTTACCTTTCGGTTTAGTTCTTTGGCTTTTTCAAGGATTTCTTTTTCGCTTAATCCAGCGTGGATTATAGGCTTTTTGGTTTTCTTTACAGTCTCTTTCTTTTTAGGCTCATATTTTTCAACCAACTCTTGGAATAGTTTCTCATCCCACTCTTGAATTTGGTGCCTTCCGTATTTTTGAGGTGTTTTCACTGCCTGATAATCAGCCAAAGCCATTTTTCCTTTTGATGGCTTTAAAATCTTGGAAAACTTATCAAACAACTGGGTGGCGGTTATGTAACCTTGTGGAATTTCCCTCTGTGTATATCCTTTCTTCTTGGCTGCCCTTATGGTTATATGTTTATCTACTAACTCATTGAACAAATTTTCATCCCATTCTTGAATTATACTTCTTCCAAACCTTTTATGCCCTTTAATCGCTTGATAATCTTTAATCGCGGCTTCACCTTTTCTATAACTCAAGCGCTTAATGAACTCTTTGAACAGGCAGACGCTTGTAATGTATCCATCAGGTATATTAGGTTTCACTATATCCGTTTTCATCTTGATTTTGTTTGTTTTTATATCTTTTTCTTTGTTCTTTTCTCTGCTCCTCATAGACTTTTATAAGGGCATTTATATCTTTGCTTTTAGCGACCCTTTCAATCTGTTTTATTGGGTCTTTTTTGAGTTCTTCCAGTGTCATAATCTTTGTTTTTTAGAATGGAAATCCATGATCATCTTCTTGGAAGATTTCAGGTGTGGCTTCCATTTTTGGCATTGTGTATTCCTTTGGTTCTTCTTTGGTTATCCAGTTGGAATTATCCCAAATTCTCTCTGCGCCATCGTTAAAGTCCGTGAGATACCTGCCGTTGTTGATGTTATACCAAAAATCCCACTGCCCTGTGTCTCCCAGCGTTTTGTTTATCTTGGTCTTGCTTACCAGCACTGTTCCGTGTGAGAGAAATTTGCCATCATCATCTTGATTTCTTCGGATTGACATACAATAGTCAGGCATGTTCCAAAAGTCGGCAGAGCCTGAAATATCGTAAGGTGTTGGCATCTTGAACTTTCCATCGTTTCCCTTTGGTAGTTTCGTAGGGTGCGCCACCAAGAACAAGAGGCTGTCAGTTTTCTTGGTAAAAGCAATCATCTTCCCAAGCGCTTTCTTGATATACAGCCTTTCATTGTCGCTGTGGTTAGCTCCTTGTTCTATCCTGTTGAAAGGGTCTATCAGGAACGCCTTACACCCTTTGGCTTTGGCTAAATATTCAAACCTTGCTAAAATGTCATCTATGGTCATATCCTCGTGAGGTGCTACCCAGAACACATTTTTGTTGAGGTATTCTTCACCTATTTCCTTTTCCGTTTCGGAAATCACTCCCTTTTTGTATTCCTTACCGATGAACTTTGAGAAAACTCTCGCAAAGTGCGATGGCAAGGGCATACTTTCAGGCGTGTAGTAACCAATTCCCCAATGATACAGCGCATTCAGTTTTGAGTAGATAAAATCCATAAATTCAGACTTTCCGCTCCCTGGTGTTCCAGTCACTACGCCAAACCTCCCTGTCTGCCATCTTATCCTCTCATCAAGCCCCTCTACGCCTATTCTCAAACCTTGTGGTAGTCCGTTTTCAAAGTAAGCATCCAAGTCACTTTGGAAATCTTCCACCGCATAGACATTGCTTAACTTTAAAAATTTGGCGCTTTCCACAGCCTTACGGACACTTTCTACTCCCTCTGCAATTAACAACTCATTTGCATCTTTAAACTGCTTAAATGATACGCTTTTGCATTTTTCTATTCCAAGTCTGCGCGTAAGGTCGTTTTTGAGTTCCAAACCTTTCATGTCGTTGTCGGTTGCCAAAATGAAAGTTTCCACTTGGTTGAGGTCTTCAAGGCTGTTATCAAAGTATTCCATTCGCCCAGTAGATGCTCCATTTGGCACGCTGATAACATTTTCAAATCCTGCTTGGATTAGTGAAAGCGCATCCATTTCGCCCTCTACGATGATGATTTCTTTAAAGGTTTTCAGCGCATCGTAATTGAACCAAATCAATTCTGCACCTGAATGCAGTTTGAAATTCTTCTGCCCATCGCGATACTTCACATTGACCAGTTCGCCATTTCGGAAGTAGGGAAACACGATGCAGTTGGCTTTTTTCTCAATTTGTGGCATCCATTCTTCCTTTTCGCCAATCTTCATCCTCAGGAGTGTCTTTTGCGATATTCCTCGCTTTTCAAACCACTTTACCAGCTTTTCGGAGAGTTTGGTGTAGTTTTCCCACTTTACCTCTGGCTTGGTGTAGATTTTCTTCTCAAAAGGCACATGCTTCACAAATCTCGCCTCGCAGTGGTTGCAGTAGCCGACTTCTTTTTCTGCGTTGTAGGAAAAACACTTGATGTTCTTTTTTCGCCTGTTTTTAGAACATTCAGGACAGACCGAATAGTTTTCTGCATTCCTGTTGATTTCAATTTCGTAGATGTGATTTGTCGCCAGCGACATTATCATTTCTGTCATAATCCTGCGGTTTTAAAACATCGTTATTCTCGTTCCATCTCGTGCTATATGCCCTCCTAACTGCTTGGTTTCTTTAGGTTTGCTCCCACTATTGCCATTGAAATCGTTTCTTGACCAAGTGCTTAACCTTCCTGCTGTACTCCAAGTTTTCTGCAACTGAAACTTCATCTTTCCCTTTTCGTTCGGCTCTGTCCAGTAGATAAAAAAGTCTTTAAGCATCTCCTTGCTGTATTTCTCGGAATGTAATTTCAATTCCTCTTTGAAATCCTGCTCGGTAAATTCCTTGAAAGATTTTTCTTTTTTTATATATTTTTTTTCTTCTTCATTTATATTATCATTTTCATTTACATTTTCATTGGGTTGTTTTTGGTTGTTTTTTGGTTGTTCTTCGGTTGTTTCTTGGTTGTTTTTTGGTTGTTCTTTTTCTTTCTTTGCGTTTTGATTTCCCTTTGGAGCACCTCCTTTTAAACCATTAATATATTTTTGGTTATTGGCTTCCAATTGTGGTTTTATCAGTTCCATTGCCATACTCACCATTTCGCCACATTCAGCAGTTTCACCTGTTATTCCATACTCTATTATGGCAAGTGCTAACTCGGCTTGAATGTCCCTCTTTTTTATCGCTCTAATGGCTTTTAGGAATGAACTATAAAACACGAAGCTATCTCGTTCCATTTTTTATTGGTTTTAATGTTTTAAAGAACTTCTACTCTAAATCTTTAATATTACACGGAAAGCGTTTTCCGTTTTCTGTTTCGTAAATCACAGCGTTTCCACTTATGCTGATGATTTTTACTTTCGTTCCCTTTTTGCTGTAAACTACCTTTTTAAAGCCTACATCTTTATTCAGGGTGGCATATTGTCCTGCTTCCATTAGTCTTTAACAAAGGTTCCATTAACCATTTCTCCCTTTCTTTTGCTTATAACCTTGTAAGCCGAGTGCAAACATTCCCAAATTTTGAGGTTAAATCTGTTGGCGATTTGGTTCAGCAAGAACAACATCATCTGAACTGCGTGGTATTTCTCAACTGAATCATTAGTGAATTTCTCCAACTGCATAAGTTTATTGCAGTTATCCAAAAGGAAATAAGGGTCTTGTGCTGTTCCTTTGGAATCTGAAAGCTCTTCGCTACCATTAGGAAAAAGCGTGATGCTCTTCATTTTGGCGTAGATTATCAAAGTAACCACTACATCGCCTATTGCATCTATTATCTCCTCCAAATTATCATCTTCTATCGCTGCATGTAATTCTGTGATTTCTTCCAGCGTTTTCAAAAGCTGTTTCATTGGTTTTCCGTGTTCCAGTATTCCTTTCTTCTCTGCCCAGCCCTCTACAAGTATTTTTAAATCAACCATTTTAAATTCCTTATTTTTTCTTTATAGTATTCTATTCTGTTTTTTAAAATCTTTCTTCCGTTTTCCGTTTTGCAGTTTTGGTAGTCAGCCTCTAAATCTTCTTTTGCTGAAAGAAATCCCTTGTATAATTGTCTTTGCTTTTCGATTATCTTCTCCTTGTCAGTGATAACAGAAAACAAATCCCTTTCAAACTTTCCGTGTATTTCTGAACCTGTTTTCTCTACCAGTCCTGAATTTACCAACTCGTTTATCCTATTGCTTACTTGGTTTAAGTTCCAGCCTAAAACATCGGCTATATCATAAATTGATGAGTTAGGGTTTTCCGCAATAGCCTTATAAACTTCTCTTCTCCTTTCAGGTAGTTTTACCTGAATATCTGCAAATGCTTTTGTGGATGTTATAGACATAATTTGTTAATTTAGAATGGCAAATCATCTTCTACCTCTTCGGTTTCTGCTGTTGGTTTAGTTGTCGGTTCTGGCTTTACTGATGGCTCTGGTGTGTAGTTTCTTCTATCTACTGGCTCTATTTTCCATACATTTAGATTTTGACCATGTCCTTTTGTCCCATCTTCCTTTTCAAATAACTTTCCCTTGATATTAAAATGAACCTTAACCAAATCATCTTTTTTAACTCCATTTAGGAGGCTTATTCTATCTCCTGAAACTTGAAATTTCAGCAAGTTTTCAATTGGTTCTCCTGTGAATTGGTTGTAGGTCCTACAATCCAAATAAAACTCTTGAACCTTAAATCCACTATCAAAAGTTTTGATTTCTCCTGCTTTTAAAAATATTCCTGTTTGTTCCATGTTTTATTGTGTTAATCTTAATTGCTCTTTTTCATAGCTTAATAGACTTCTCAAAGCATCCACCTGATGAGTGCAAGATTTGTTTATTCGCTCTGCCCAGTCTACCAAGAAATTCTCCTCTTGGGCTATACTATCCACCAATGCATTCTGTGCTTTGGCGCTTAAAAAATTCTGCTTGGCTATTTCCAAAATCGTTTTAGAAATCTCGGATGCTTTTTTTTCTCTTAATCTCTGTTTTGCTTCGGCTAACATTCTACCGCTTCGTGCCATATAGACATTGAGTGTTTTTATCCGCTCTATCAGTTCCTCTGGATTTTCCGAAACATCTATTTCTAAAAACTCCTGTATCTTTTCTAATTCTTCTTTCATTTCAATAAAAACTCTTGCTCTTGTGCAACTCCAAAATCTCGCTCGTTGCTTTTTTGTTATTGTTTATAAACTCTCTTGCTTGCTGCCAACTCAAATGAGTTTCTATGCTTCCAATAGCGTGGCAATACTTACCCTCTTCTTGTGCTTCCTTTATAGCGTTCAGCGCCTTGTCTTCATCATAGTTATGCTCTACTGCATACAAATCATATCCTTTGGCTGAAATACCCTCTAAATGAGCCGTATCGGTAGCGTGGAATATTTTATAATTTTCTATAAAAATCCTATAACCGCAGTTCTGCACATCGTGATAGAGTTTAAAAGGCGAAACCTTAAAGCTTCCATAATTGTAGATTTTTCCAATTTTTAAAACATCAATGTTTCTAATGTTTGGCAGCTCCTCTATCATCCACTCGCAACAAGCTATTCTAATGCTTGGGCGCTGGTCTTGTAGTTTTTGAAGTGTTTTCAAGTTGATATGGTCGCTATGTTTATGCGTAAGCAAAACCAGCTGCAAATCATCCTTTACTCCTTGTAAAGCCTTGAAAGAAACACCGCAATCCACCATTATGTTTTTGTTGTAAACTACGGCGTTCCCCTCACTGCTTGAACCGATTACATTAGCTATTCCCATTTGTTTTCTGTTAGGTTATAAACCCCTCTTGGGAAATATTCCATCTTTGGTTTGTTGAAATACTCAAATGCCCACACAGTTCCAAAGAATTTCATCATTACATTTCTCGGTTCTTCATCTGTGATTTTGATTACACAATCTTTATCCAGCGTGTATCCATTAAATGAATGGGTATGCATTTGCCCTAATGTGAAATAATGCGTTTTCATCTCTTAAACCTTGCTAAAATCTATTTCTGCTGTTGCTTCCTCTTGTTCTGTTGGCTCTTCTTGTTGGATGACTTCGGCATCTACTACGACCCTGTTTTGAGGATTGTCTATATATTGCCCATCTGCATCTGCTTGGTCTTTCTCAATCGCTCTCTGCATATCTACCGAAAGAACACCATAGCGATTTAAAAGGAGTTTTAGCACTGTTTTTTTTGCCATAGCATCAAAATCTTTTTTCCAAATGGAAGTTGTAGAATTGAAAGACTTTGAAAATGTTTTAGCGTGTTGTTGGACTTCCTGAACGGTCATATATAAAGACTGCTGAAAGCCATTCAATAACTCTATATAAGCCAAATATCCTATCACTTCGCCCTCTGGGTTTTCTCCCAAAAACTCAATATGCCCAGTGAATTTATTTCTCTTAATCTCTCCATCCCTTACCTCGCAAGTGTTGATGGTTTTGTATTGCCCTGAACGAACAGCCAACTGGATAAATCCCTTGTATCCCATTTGAAACTGCGGTTTTCCATTGTAAGGAATTACATACGCATATCCCAAGTTCTTGTTCAGAGGCAAATTCAACGCTGTTGCATTCATTGCACATTTCATCAGTTCGGATGGGTCGCATTGTGCTAACCCTTTATCAGCATCAGAGAGGGCTAATAAGTTTGATACAAATTCAGACTTTCTCTTTCCTAATGTTTTTTCTAAAAAGGCATCCGATTTATTTAAAAAGTTGCCCAATGATTGTTTTGTCAATACTTTTGTTTCCATTTTTATAAAATTTCTATGTTGTTTTCTATGATGAATTGTTTTAGTGCTTTAAGCTGCTCTATTGTTCCTCTTACTCTGAATTGAGTTTCTACCAGTTTCGGTGTTTCTTCTACCATTGGCGCTTGTAGTATTTCTTTTGGTGCTTCTGTAACTGGTGTTTCTACATGATTGGCAAGGGCTTCTTTTTCTGCTTCTATTCTTTTCAATTCCTCCTCTTTGGCTTTCTTTCGCTCTTGGGTTATTCTCAAAGCGTTCGCCATATCAAGGCTTTTCTTGTAGTCGTGTAAAACTTCGGCTTTAAATTCATCAGACTCTGGAATGGATTTTAACAGGTCTAAATCTTTTTTTACACCCTCCACAAATGCAGAAATTGTTTCTTTTAGAGACTTTTCAGAAGCCGAAAGGGTAACATTTAGTTTTACTTGCGCAAAGGTTAAAAAGTCTATTTGGAGGCTTTGACACAATTCTGTGAAGTAAGATTTCAGTCTTTCCGCCTTGTCTTCTTTTAGTTTGTTTTCAAAGTCTGAGATTTTGTTTTTAAGGGTATTCTCTGCATTTTTGTAGTGAGTTTCGATAAACCCTTTATACTTTTCCTCAAACTCTTGATAAGGCTTCATAACAGCATTTTTGATAAACTTTCTTTGCTCTTCAAAGGCAGCAAACTCTTTGTTCAAGTCTGTTCTGATACCTTTAACCGCCTTTATCGTGTCTTCTGTTACAAGTTGATTTTCTAAATTCAAATCCGAAATTCTCTTCTGAACTTCTTCGCCTACACTCTTGATTTTTTCGTAAATAATTACAGGCTCTTGCTGTAATATGATTAAATTATTTTCCATTTTATCTATTTTTAAGTTTTAATTTTTTTTAAAACAGCCCAGCGTTGCTCATGTTTTCCAGTTTTCGGACATCTGGGCTGTGTTACCCTGCATTTGTTTGTTTTCTTGGTAGATTACTTGCAACAGGGTTTGTGCTGTCTGTTACCAGATTTCTAACATTTTTTTATTGTGTTAAATTCAGACAGCACTTGTTTTTTTTATTACTATCAAATTGTTTAATATTAGATTTGATGGTATGTATACGGAATTATCTAATTTACCATCTAATGTTAATTTCATGAACTTTATTTTGTTTGGGTTTTTGTAGCAAGATTCAATGAAATTAACTACACCTTCTTTGTCTTTTTCAGTAGGTATATCCATAAGGATACCTGCTGTTTTTATTTCTAGTTTATACATAATGTTTTTATCTTGTTGTGAATCGTTCTTTTACTTTTTTAAATTCTTCTGCTGTTGGCTTAAATTCTTTGCCCTTATATTCTATGTAGATTTTATTTAAGAACCGCAAGAATTCGGTCAGCTCTTTGTAGTTCGTTTTCATAAGTGTTATTGTCGTATATAGTTCTATGGTAGGCTAAATCATACTTTTTGTTATTCATTACCCATTTTTTCCAAAGTCTCAGTTTGTGTATCTTGTGTGTCGGTTTCATGTTGTTTCTTTTTAAAAACCACCGCCAATTTTTAACTTAAAATATGCCAATGAAAAAGATTGTGGGCGGTGGAAAAATCAAACTATCTATTAAAAACTATCAGTATATGTATTCTAATTTTTCTTCTTTTTTGCTTTCTATAAAGTTTTCAATGAACTTTGAGTGCTTTCCAAGGGGAGAGATTTCTTCGCCATCTCTTGTGAGTACCCACTCGCATTTGTTTCGGCTTACTTTTTCTTCTACACACCATTGTCTGCCCAGTCCATC